GAGCAAAAACTCCAAGTCCATACAGCTCATAAATTGACTACCTCAGCCGAAATCTTTTACAAGATCTATGGGATCATCACAGAGCATCTCGAATTGGAAAGCCAATTAACCAAGAAGCTAGAAGCCCGAGGATTTCAAGAGCTGCAATTCACCGGCGGTCGTCGATATATCGTTCGAGCCAGCAATTCAGCGACTCGCGGTATCTCAGCGCCGGACACTATTTGGCTTGATGAGGCTCGGGAGTATCACGACGAGGATGTTTGGTCGTCGCTTCGATATACCCAGATGGCATCGACCAACCCACAAGCCTTCTTACTATCTAACGCTGGAGATCAACATTCAATCGTCTTAAATAAGATTCGAGAGCGGGCTCTTGCATCAATCCTGACCGATGACCTAAGTTTGGGCTGGTGGGAATGGTCTGCTCCACCGGAAATCAAATTCGATGGGTCGGCGACATTTTGGGAAGGTGTCGCTCAAGCCAATCCTTCACTCGGACACACTATCCATCCGGACAATATACGAGCGGTCTTAAATGACCCTGAAGATATCGTCCGGACGGAAGTCTTATGTCAATGGGTTTCAACGATCAACCCAGTCATTCATCCGTCTCAATGGGCAAATTGCGCGGTCGAGGGTCTGCGCCTTAATCCGTCCGCTGATACTTGGCTGGCAATTGATTTATCTCCAGATAGACGGCAAGCGGCGCTAGTCGCGAGTCAGCGAATGGAAAATGACCGATTCCAAGTTCAGCTTCTTCAGACTTGGAATAATCCGGGGTATCTGTCCGATAAGTTAATCGCGAATGACATCGCGGACTGGTATCGCAAGTTTTCGGTTATGAAAATCGCTTACTCGGCGCGAACGGCTAGCGCTGTTGCTGCGCGATTAATACCTGCCGGACTACCCTGCGAGGCAATTGACGGCCAGCCTTATGCCACTAGTTGTGATGAATTCCTATCTGCCATATCCAGCGGTCGATTAGCCCATTCGGATCAAGAGGAATTGACCCGGCATTGCTTGTCAGCGGTTAGAGTTAATTTTGGCGATGGCGGATGGATTATGGGTCGTAAAGTTTCGGCAGCTGTGATTACGGGAGCGGTCGCAGCTGCTATGGCCTCCCACTATGCCACCCAAACCACATCCGGTGTAGATATCATCGTCGCGTAGCACACATCCCCTACAATTAGCGCCAATGGGCGCAGTTAGAGACTTCTTCTTTCCAGTATCGAAGCCTTCAAAGGTTTCAGATGTTCAAGCGGCATTAACGCCGGTTCAAGTAACCGATTCTGTTTATAACATTTTAGGTGGCGCTACTAATACAACCCGCCAATTGGCTATGAGCGTCCCAGCCGTTGCTAGAGCTCGCAACATCATCTGCGGAACAATTGGCTCACTACCTTTGACAACATTTAACCGGATTACCGGCGAATATGTTGATCCACATCGAGTAATAAATCAACCAGATCCAAGAGTTGCTGGATTCGTTATCTACACTTGGCTCGCTGAAGATATTTTCTTATATGGCGCTGGATACGGCCAAGTCCTTGAGATGTATAGCGCAACCGATGGCGGTCGAGTAAGAGCCTGGACTCGCGTAAGCCCTGATCGCGTAACTGTTGATACAGATTTCAAAAATACAACCATTACCGGATACAAAGTCGATGGAATGTCAGTTCCTAACTCTGGAGTCGGTTCATTGATCCGCTTTGATGGAGGAGATGAAGGATTCTTACATCGCGCTGGTAAGACTGTTAATGCTGCGGTTTATCTTGAAAACGCAGCTGTGACTTATGCCAAAGACCCAATGCCGACACTGGCTCTCAAATCAACCGGCACAAATCTCCCAGCTGAAAGAATTCAATCTTTGCTTAATGCTTGGCGCACAGCCCGTCAATCTCGCGCAACCGCTTTCCTAAATGCAGATGTCGATATCAAAGAGATTGGCTTTGATCCAAAGTCATTACAGCTGACCGAAGCGCGTCAATATGTCGCACTAGAATTGGCTCGAGCTGCGGGTATCCCGGCTTACTTCTTGAGCGCCGAGACGACTTCAATGACTTACTCAAACGCGGTTAGCGAACGGCGCTCACTAGTTGATTTCTCACTTCGCCCAATTCTTAAGGCAATTGAGGAAAGGCTATCCCTTCCGGACTTCGTACCGAATCCGGTAATGGTGCGCTTTGACCTTGACGATTTCCTACGCGGTAACGCTTTGGAACGCGCTCAAGTGTATGAAATCTTGAACCGCATCGGCGCGATGAGCGTTGAGCAAATTCAACGCGAGGAGGACTTAATCCCCAATGAAAATTAATCTACCTATGGCGATTACCGCTGCCGATTCAAACAAGCGGACAATCACCGGCAAGATTGTGACTTGGAACGAGGAAGGCAACACTTCCGTTGGTCGCACAGTCTTTGCATCTAACTCAATCGAATTAAAAGCGGTTAAGTTGCTCCTCGAGCACGATCGCACCCGCCCCATTGGTAAGGTGATGGAATTTACTGAGACCAAAGATGGCATCGAGGCCACATTCAAAATTGCCAACACAATGGCTGGAGAAGATGCTCTTGTTGAAGCATCGGAAGGATTGCGCGATGGGTTTTCTGTCGGAGCAATGATTAATGAATGGACAAACGATAAAGGCGTAATGAAGATTACTAGCGCCAGCCTTGAGGAAGTATCACTCGTTACTGATCCAGCAATCGATAGCGCTCGCGTCAGCGAAGTCGCAGCTTCAGAAAATGAAGCACCTAAAGAAGATTCTGAGCCAGCACCCGCTGATTCAGACAAACCAACCGAAGGAGAACAAGTGTCTGACACTACCGTTCCTGCTCCTGCCGAAGAAACGGTAGAAGCAGCTAAGGTGGAAACTGTTGAGGCATCTCGCCCAGCGTTTTTCACCGCTCCTCGCCTTGAGATTACAAAGGCGAAATATCTTGAGAACAGCGTTCGCGCTGCGCTCGGTGACGACCAAGCTCGTCAATATGTCCGCGCTGCGGATGATACAACCAGCAACAACGCTGGTCTTGTACCAACTCGTCAGCTGACAGAAATTATCAATCCATTATCAAACGCTGACCGCCCAGCGGTAGATAGCGTTTCAAGAGGCGTATTGCCAGATGCCGGAATGTCTTTCGAAATTCCTAAAATCACCGCAGTACCAACAGTAGGCGTTGAAACCGAAGCCGCAACAATTGATGAAACGGGAATGACAAATGAATTCATTTCAGTTGCCGTTAAAAAGTATGCTGGAGGACAAACATTCAGCGTAGAACTCCTTGATCGTAGTTCGCCGGCTTTCTTTGATGAACTTGTTCGCCAAATGGAATTTGCTTATGCAAAGGCAACAGATGCAGCGGTAGCTGATGAACTTGCTTCATATGGAACAAATGGCGGCAATCGCACTCTCGATGCAGCTGGATTCCTCGATTTCATCTCTGATGGATCTGTTTCTATCTACAAGAACACTCTCGGAAGAGCTCAGAACATTATCGCTACCCCTGAGCAATGGGGCGCCATTATGAATCTTGCAGATGGTGGCCGTCCGATTTACCAGAACTTGATTGGAAATCAGAATCAAGCCGGTAACTTAAATCCATCAAATATCGTTGGAAATGTCCTTGGACTTAATTTCCGCGTCTGCCGTAATCTTCCAGCTGGTGCTACGACCGGAGATTACTCAATCATCCTCGTAAATCCAGAGTCTTACACTTGGTACGAGTCCAGCCGTTTCCGTCTTGAGACAAATGTTGTTGCTTCAGGACAGGTCAAGGTTGCTTACTATGGCTATGGCGCAATCGCTAAGAAGGTTGCTACTGGTGCATATGTATGGATGGTTGCTTAGTTAGAACCCAAGAAGTGACGGCCAGTCCGCTCCCGAGCTGGCCGCTCACCCATTAGATTGGAAGGATAGGAAATGCCAAGCATTGTATTAGCTTCTGAGCTGAGAACCATTCTTGGCGTTTCCTCATCCCTGTATAACGATGCTTATCTCAACGACATTATTGACACCAGCGAGAACATCATTCTTCCAATGCTGGTTACATTCGCTTCGGACATCAAAGCCGTCAAGCTTGAGGATAATGTCGCCTATTTCACCACCTCAACAATTCACGAATTTACCGAAGGCCAATCCGTCGTAATAACTGGCTGCGGAGCACCATTTAACGGCACACACACAATTACCGACGACGAAATTACCGACTATGTATTTACCGCAGCAATCACTAATGCAGATGTTTTGGAAAAGAACATTATCCCAGCCGGAAAATCTACGCTCTCTGGCGCATCTACGTATGTCGGAAATGCCAATGTCGAGTCTGCTGTTTTGGCAGTCGCCGTCGAAGTCTTTCAATCCCGAACCGCCGCTGGCGGACAAATAGAGGGAGTCGATTTCGCTGTAACGCCGTTTCGTCTCGGGCGATCACTTTTTAACAGAATCAGCGGCTTA